AGCCAGCTCACGTGAGAGAGTTGGCTTTTTTGCTTTATAGGGGCTCTATATCGCAGCTACGAGCGGATATGGAGCCTCTTTTTTTGGAGATAGGCATGATGTACAAAGATAATGATGATGAATTATTCTGGTGCAGTTGCTGTAAAGTCTGGGTGGATGAATTGGTGATGCTGAGCGGGAGACGTTCAATTTGCGTTAATTGCGTAAGCGAAAGACTTGAAGATGACCAACGACGAAATAAAGGCAAAAATCTACGGGCCAAAGATAACTCCTGAAGAGGTGCTGGCCAAGTTTGCTGCGATGCCAAACGATGAGCGGCTCGCCAAGATTAAGGTGATGAAGCCCGATGAGCAGCGGTCCCTCTACCGCCTCGTTGCACGCAGGGATTCAAAGAAAAGTTTGTGGTTTTTAGCGACCGAGCTTTTGGGCTATTCCTTCCTATCCCCCGCAACACACAAGCCATTAGCTCGGCATTTTCAGAATGAAGAGGAACGCTATAAGATGACCCTCTGGCCTCGTGAGACCGGAAAAACAACATTGGGTACGGTCTCTGAATCCGTGTTCATTCTTCTCAACAACCCAGAGGAGCGGATACTTTTCCTTTCGGACACGGAACAGATGGCAGAGGGTATGCTTTCAGTCACCAAGAATCAGTTTGCGATTAACGACAAGATGAGGTTTGTCTGGCCTGAGTTCTGTCCGGCAGATCCGAAAGACTTTGGCACGAAGCTGGGCTTTTCGCTTCCCAACAAGAAATCAAATACACTGGAGCCTTCTATTATGGCCGCGGGCCGTGAGACCAATCTCACCAGCCGCCATTTCTCTCGTATTTTTTTGGATGATCTGGTCAATAAGGCCAACTCCAGATCAAAAGAGATGTGCGATAACATCATTGATTTCTACAAGTCGCTCACATTTCTCATGTCCAAGGACTGCCACGTGTATATCAACGGGACTATCTATTCCCCTTATGACCTGTACTGCTGGATTATGAAGCATCAGAAAGGGGATTATGCGATAGAAAAGAAATCCATCATATCAAATGAGGGGGTACTCTTATGGCCCGAAGGATACAACCACAAAAGAATAGAAGAAAAGAAAAGAAAGACGTCAAAATACGAGTTTTCATGTCAGATGATGAATATGCCCGTTTCCTCAGAGGATGCCATCTTCAAAATAAAAGATGTGTTGAGGATCCCAAAAGCGGATATCCCAAAGCCCTATTACATCTTCACGACAGTAGATCCTGCTATCTCCCTGAAGCAGTCCGCAGACTTCACAGCAATCGTTACCGCCGCAGTGGACAAGGACTTTAAGCTCTACATCTTGGACATCGAAAATAAGAGGATGGACCCAAGCTATGCCATAGACGCAATTATAGATATTCATTCACGATTTAAACCCATGAAGGTGGGCATCGAGGACGTTGCATACCAGCGATCCTTAGAGCATTTCCTTAAGAAGAAATGCAGGGAACTTGGTATTCATATCCCGCTTACTCAGATTAAGAGGGACTCGGACGAATCCAAGTTCCAACGTATTCTTGCATTAGAACCCAAGGTCCGTTGGGGTGAGTTCTATATTACGGATGAGTGCAGGAACGCAGAGGAACTCCTGGATCAGATGGCTTTCTTTTCCGCAGACTACAAGGGCCATGACGATATTTTAGATGCGGCTAGTGACATTCTAAGAATTGGACTTAAACCCACGCAACAGCAACTTCAAAAAACACTCACCATGAACGATCTGGACTGGTGGGCAAATAATATCAGGGCCAGAAACAGGGGTGGTGAGGACACCAATATTATCGGCAATGAAGATTTAAGCATAAAGAAGGGATGGCTTGTTCATGCAGCGTGAAAGCGAAAATACATTTTCTCATCCAGCAATGAATATGCCGCTTACCAAGAAGGGTAAGAAAGGTTCAGTGAAAGAGCCTGAAAACCCATACAAGGAATGGCTTGAGCAGATCTACGTATCAGAGAAGGTGCTTGAGAAGAAGGCCAAGATCTGGGATAGGATGATTGATTATTACAAGGGCAAGTTCCACGGGAATCCAGATGATGCGGATCGCATTGTGGTTAATTACATCTACGCTTACGTGCAGACCATTATCCCTCAAGTTTACTATAAGAACCCTTATATCATCGTCACGCCAAAGAAGATCAGGCCGGCCACCTCCACTAAAACTACCGATTTAGAACAGCCAGACTTGAAGTCAATTCTGGGCGACATTGCCCCTAATCCTTACTCCTATATCAGCAGTTCAGGATCAAACGAGCCGATGAAGGCCACGGATCGGGCTAAGATTCTGGAAGATATTATTAATTATTACTTTGACGAATTATTCTTAAAGAAGGAGTACAAGAAATGTATCAAGGATGCACTCCTGTGCGCGCACGGCTATATGAAGTATGGGTACACATTCGAGAAGGATTTGAAGGAAAAGAATAAAGAGGACGGAACTTTGGATTATGAGGAGACCATTCGAAAGGGCGAGCTTCATGCGTTTCGCATCAGTCCCAAGCAGGTTCTCTTTCCGGTTGGCTATGACGATCTGGCAAAGATGCCGTGGGTGATCATCAAGTACGTGAAGCCTACCTCAGATGTGAAAAATAATAAGGCTTTGCAGAATACGGACCAGGTTAAGGGCGAGAAAATATCAGATGTTGATATCTATAAGCTGGATCTTAAGAACCGTTCGGCAGAGATCATGTCCGTTGAGTCTTACACAACCATCTATGAGATCTGGGATAAACGCAATAACAAGGTGATGACGATTACAAAAGATGGGGTGGAGCTGGACAAGAAGGACGAGTGGCCGATTGATATCAACGGGTTTCCGGTCAAGGAACTCGTTTTTAACGGTACGCCAGACGAGTATTATGCCGTTCCTCACGTAAAGTACATTGAGCCTCAAGTCAAAGAACTCAATAAACTTAGAAGTCGGCAAATGAAACATAACGCCAAGAATCAAAGGAAGTACACCTTTGATAAGAATAAGGTGGATGAAGTTGATTTGAAGGATTTGAAGAACGGCGAAGATCTGGTGCTTGTCCCATGCGACGGAGATCCAACCAATGCAGTGGCTGCTGTTCAGGACGCCCCATTGTCCGGTGATCAACACATCATGCAGGCAGACTGCAAGAATGACATTCAAGTCATCCTTGGCATCAATGACAATAACTTTGGAAGCGGACAACAGGCGGCTCAAAGCGCAACAGAAGCCGGAATTGTAGAAGCTAATAAGAAGCTAAGGACGGATGAGTACGGGGATGTCGTGCAGGATTTCGTCATGGAAGGTGTGAGAGTCATGGCCCAGATTATAGGCCAGACCTATGAGAATGATCTGGTCCAGCGCATTACAGGATCAGGGCTCACTTGGGAGAAGGTGATAGATAGCAAGTTGATTGAAGGTGAGTTTGATTTCAAGATGGAAGCAGGGGCCGCACTCCCCATGACGGACGATAGACGCCGTGAACAGCTTATTAATGTCATCAAATTATTCAGCGCACCCATGTTTGCAACGCTGATTGACTGGCCCGTGGTCTTAAGGAAGGTATTCAAGACTTTTCGTTTAACGGATCTTGAGGATGTGGTGAAGGGGGATGAGTCTCAGGCGGAAGCTCTGTCTCATGCGGACAAAGAGAATCAACTCATGTTCATGGGCCGAGAAGTCCATGCTAATGCGTTTGAAGCCCATATCGTCCATCTGAAGAAGCATGCCATGTTTGCTCAGACCAATCCAGCGGGAACGTTTAGCGAGATGACCAGCGCAATCCTAGGTATGCACATTCAGGAGCATGTCTCTTTTATGACGCAAGGTGGTGTGGACATGATGAGAGGTGGCTCACCCCTGGGCGGGAGTGCTCCAAATCCGGCGACACCGGCTCAAGGCGCACCGCAAGTCAATGAACCCATGAACTCACCTGGCAATGACGCTCTGATGAGCGCAGCCATGGGCGCAGAAAGCGGACAATAATTATGCCTAACTATGAGTTCTCATGTCATAAATGCAAAATCCAGTTTGAACGGTTCTTTCGTATGTGTGATAACAAAAAATCGTATTGCCTGAAATGCGAGAAAGAATGCAGGAGGCTTTATTCTAATCCTCAGGTCAGTATTTTTAAGCCGTATATCTCTCACAATCTCACGAAGGAACCAGGGGAAGTTGTAGAA